CAATAGTAGTATCAATGCTGCCTAGTGTGTGCTGTGCGCGATTGATGCCATCAATAGGGTACGGCTCCTCATAAAACCACTTAATAAATTCGCGGTCAAGGTTAAACGGTTGGTCTTTCATTTGTTGTCCTGGTATATTTTATATTTAAGTGCTTTTACATCTTCTTTAAGACTACTACACAAATTTTTATAGTAATTTAGTTCTTGCTTTAGTTTTTGGTCTAGTTGATCGTAGGTACTATTATATTTCTTATCAGCAATTTCCTGCCTGACAATTAAACCAACAGCAATACCAATTGCTAGATAGATAAAATCTAATATCATTTTAGTTCAATAATGTTTTGATTGCTAATGCACTTGTAATTGTTTGTGGTCTTTACCAAAACACCACTTTTAGCAGTGCAAGCCATATCTAGGCTGTCTAGGGCGTCTGCATATAGATAAGCACCTGTAAAAAATAGCGCACCTACTATGCCTAAAATTACAATTTCAAATTTTGTTGAGTTCATGTTTAAACCAAGTGATTTTAGGATTAGTTAATTCGTATTCTGTGACCAGTTGTTGTAGTGTATAAAGTTCTTTAGTTTCTACGTCTCGCAACCACATACTAAAGTTATGCCAGTCGGTTGTTTTCATGATTGGTAGTCCAATCTCTTCTCCAAACATTCCCAAATCTCCTCCACGGCAGTCAATGCGACCGGCAGCCCAGTCATTACCATTCTTTTTAATCCAGTCCATGTTGATAGGGCCCATCCAGTTTGTTGAATAGCGGATAGGCAATCTTACACAAACATGAGCCTCATCTTCATAAACAAAACCATTACAGTCTTCACAGCGTGTCATATATACCTCACATCTCCGCCTTTAGAGTTAATACCTACTAAATCACGCATATTATAAATAGGCACATAGTTTGACTTATGCATAGGCACAATAGTGTGACGATGTGCACGAGCACGCAGCTCGCCACACTCCAAACAAAAGTGGATACCCAAAGCCCAACGACCCTTGGCTACTTCTTGTCCACAACTAACGCAGTAATACATAAGGTTCTCCAGTCGATTTAATATAATATTATACCCTAAACTGGAGCAATTGTCAAGATTAACTTTGTTTGCCTAATTTAATTAATCGTTCAGTAAGGTCTTTAATTGCTAGTTTAAGTTCATTAACATATGACTGTTGACCTGGAAGCCACTCAGGTCGTAGTGTTAATGCTAGTTCATCATTGGGTGTAACTAAAATTGTTTTTAGTGTGTCATCACGCCAGCGTAGTTTTTCACAGTAAATGGTAACTATTAAGTTTTCATTAGGATCAAAGACTCCGGCAAGCACTTCTTTTTCAATAACTTCTTTAGACTTTTGCACACTAATGCCAATGCCACCTTTACGCTCAATTTCTTCAAGTAACCAAACAGGTAGCTCAACAATGGTAATTGGCTCAAAGTCCGTTGTGTAAAGTACTATGTTCATCTTTTTTCCTTAAAAGCCAACTGCCATCGCCGTTATCAATCCACTCGATTACGTCATCAATTTCCCATTGAGTTTGTTCCCAAAAGTCGTCTGGAATTAAAAAGTAGGCTTCACCGCTTGGGTCTAATTCAATCTTGGTTGTGTACTTCATCAAAAAACGCTCCCATAGTAACTGGTGCTACCAACTTAAGTTCTTTAAGAACTTGACAAGCAACTTCTCTATGTTCAAGCTGAGTGCTTGGGTCTAAGCGTTGCTTAAGATAAAAAATCCAACTACGAATTGTGCCATTCATATACATACGGCTAGGAGTTAAACCTTCAGGAAGTAGTGCTCTAGCCTGCTCTTTAGCAATGCCTAATCTAAGTGCGTCTTCGTATGCGTCCTTAGCTGCCAACATAACTTTAGTTTGCATTTGTTCCCACCTGTAGGCAAGAATTCGGTCGTCATCATTTTCCCTAATGTTTAACAGCAAACTATTTTGGCGATTCTTTTCGTCTTGCTTACGTGCCTGACGGTAACTAAATTCGCCTAGTTGATTAACGTCTGCATACCGCTGTGAAAACTCTTGAAAGCTAAAACTTCTGTGACGAAGAATCTGTCTTGCAATGTCTCTGGTAGTATTAATCTCTACGCAAACATTTGCCATTTCAAACGGCGATACGTGACCTTCACGTATCATATATTTAAGCAAACCTGCAATTGAACTATTGCTTTGATTTTTAGGGTTACTAACTCTAGCCATATAAGCAACTTCTTTGTCAATGTTAGGAGTTGCCCAAATGATCTTTACTGATTGTGTCATACTGTAATTTGTAGGTGTGGGTCAAAGCCGTTATCACGCTCGTATCCGTGATATCCGTGCGGGTTGCATACTAGCCTGGTGTTGCCTACCACAATATCCACAGGATCATGTGTGTGACCAAACAGCCAAGTAGTGTTATTAAGTTCGCTAACTACTGGAGTCAGGTCGTTGGCGAAGTATTTGTTGATTAAACTTTGGTTACGATATTTTTCATTAACGCACTCTGTAGTAGGCAAAAAGTGTGTAACAATAACTTTCTTTTTGTCTAAGTTTTGATCGTGATAGTACAAAATATCGTCTAGGTGACTATAAAACTTGTCACTACAATCGTTAGTTGTAAAGTTTTTAATAGTTCTAAAGTCGCTAATCATGGGAGCACAAACAGACTTAGCAACATTATCGTCACGAAAGTTTGTCCAAAGCGTACCACCAATAAATACAACATCATCAATAACTTTGTGTGAACCATCTAAAAAGTAAGCATTGTCAATCATACTTAACTCAATTTTTAGTTCGTTGTTAAAGCTGTTGATAGATGTTCCATAATATTCGTGGTTGCCTGGAACATAAATGATTTTAGGAAAGCCACTATCCAAAAAGCTTTCAATAACCTGCAAAACATTACCAACCCCTACCGCAATATCTCCAGCCAAGACTAATACGTCTTCGCCTTTATATTCAAAGAAAGGTTCATGAAACATTGATTTGGTTTTAAAAAACTCGTGATGTAAGTCACTTAACAATCTGATTTTCATTTATGTTTACTCCGTAATATGTAATATTATAACATAAAACCAAAGTGCAGGCAAGTTAAAAATTATTTTTCTGCTAGGTTAACTATAAAAGATGTGTTTACCAATCTTAGTTTCTACCATTTTAGTAAAACTCCACTTAGGTTTTACTTCAGTGGTATGAAAGTATAGTGCATTAATTGGTTTAACTAATAGGTTACCCTTTAGTATTGTATCTGCAATTAAGTATGCTTCTTGCCATGCTTTTTTATCAGAAACTTTTAGGTGTTTGTGCTCAGTCCAACTAAATTGTTTTTTGGCATAAACTACTTTACACACAGTTTTTTCAAATTGTGTTTTATGGTTTACCCTGTTTAAAGTTACTTGTGCAACAGCTACTTTACCGCTTAGTGATTCGCCTCTAGCCTCAAAATAAATGTTTTTAGCTAAACATACAATATCTTCGGCACTGTGCTTGGTATAGTTATAGAATTCATATACCAAAGAAGTGTCTGGCTTATTAGTATTAAAACTAAATATACCTGTAGCCAATATTGCTATGCTAGTTAAATTCTTAAGTGTTAGCATAATAATTTCCTAGTTAAATTTACTAATTGTTATTAATAAATTTTTATTAACGGAAAACTATTATAGCATATCACCAATAATTAATCAACGCTAATTTTTTAGTTTACTATAACCACGTATACAAATCAGCTTGAAAATTGTTATTCAAGCTGTTATAATTAAAGAAAACTATAGGATATTTATATAATGGCAACTGTTAACTACACTGAAGAATTAGAACGCATTATTATTGAGGTAATGCTGCCTGTCTTTGAAAAACACGTTGAAACTCGTGGATATCCTATTTTAAATTCAGAGATAACTCCGGCATTTCTAGAAAAGTTTCGTAAAAAGAAAGCTATTCCTAGACTATTCATGCCCAAAGAAAAACAAACTTGAATTAACAGCACAGCTGTGTTATAATATAAAAATAGTGGAATTTTATACCATCAGTGTTTGGTGGTATTTAGCAAAAGTGCCCATTAGGGACTTTTATTTTCTTAATCTCGCTTATATAAGGAGAAAACATGACACACCTAACTTTAGGTAATATAGGTTTTGCACCCTTTAATCGTGCATTAGTTGGATTCGACAGACTTTTAGAAGATATTGAGAATCTGCAAGTAACCAACTATCCCCCACACAACATCATTAAACTAGATGATGAGAATTATAAGATTGAAGTGGCGGTTGCAGGATTTGACAGGGAAGACCTTAGTGTTGAAGTGAAAGAGAAAGACTTAATCATAAAAGGAGAAAGAGTATCGGAAAGTAAAGATATTACTTACTTATACAGAGGTCTAGCTTCACGTAGCTTTGATAAAACTTTATGCTTATCAGCAGACATTAAAGTTACCGACGTAGAGCTGGATAATGGTATTCTTACAATTAATTTGGAGAGAGTCATTCCAGAAGAACTTAAACCACGAAAACTACAAATTAAATAAACAAGGGGCTGGGAAACCAGCCCTTTCTTACCTATAAAACTATGCCTAAAACACAAGAAACTAACTTATTTGACCCAGATACAATAGAACAAATGGAACTACGAGTAGTCGTTGGTAAAACAGTTCC